ATGCCACCTGGAGAGATAACATCCTGCCTGGCCCTCATAAAGACACTAAAAAACCTGATGGTTGGGGAAGAAGATACAAAGTAAGAATCATCGGTCTTCACGATCAAGGTGAACAAGAGATTGATTCCAACGATCTGCCCTGGGCACAAATAATGTACCCTGTGACAGGTGGAGGTGGACAAACATCTGCCACTCATACATCAAACCTGAGACAAGGTATGATGGTGTTTGGGTTCTTCCTTGATGGACAGGAACAGCAAATACCAGTTATTATGGGTGTGCTTGGACATAATGTTCAGGTGCCACTATCCGCAAAGATTGGTGACAATAGAGTTACTAATAATACACCTGGTCCTCTTGCTGCAAGTGGATATGCAGAGGGTAGAAATCCACCCCCCAATACACCCGCTGAAGGTGGTCCTAATCCAGTTGTCCCTGATGATGATCTCAGGGTCACCAAACCTAAATCAGAAGCACAGCAGCAGGAAGAAGCAGAACCATCCCCAGGCACTAAACTTAATAAGTATGGATTAGACCCGACGATAACTGCTGGTTCTGACCCGAATATCTTTGCTGACATGCGAAGTGCTGTTGCTGAAGCAGAAGCACTCGGATACGAAAAGGGTAGTCCAGAATATGAGGATCTGAAACAGAAGAGAGTTGCTGAGGGTATCCGTAATCGTAAGAAAGCAGCAAACTCTCCTGCTGCACCAGTTCAACCTGGACCAACACTGGAGGGTGTTGATGACGTAACTGTCATTTCTTCTGCTGACACAAAGAGAAATGATCATTACCGTCAGAAGACTGTGATGTTGAGCACTTGTCAATTTCCACAATCAAATCAAAAAGGATTACAGACGGCGCTTGACAACCTTGTCAAGAAAATAGAAAAGTATATCAATACATTCCAAAGTTATATTGATAAGGTATCAAGCACGATTGAAGATATTCAGCTAGTCATGAAAAACGCAGCACGCGAGATTGCAAAGTACATCAAACCCTTGCTGGATAAAGTCATGGAGTTTGTGATGAAAAAATTGAATGAAGCACTTACAATTGTGGTTGCTGCTTTGCCATCTAGTTTGAGACATAAGTTTGCAGACATGAAGAAGATACTCACGGAGTTAATTCTTTGTCTTTATAATAAACTCACTCAGGGTCTTGGAGATTTAATTGGTGCTGTTCTTGATAAGGCACTAAATCTTGCTGGACTTGAAAACAAAGCAAAAGCAGCTGCTGCAAATTCAAATGGTGACGACGATGCATACAGAAGGTTAGCACCTAAGGTTCCTCCTTGCTATGCAGAAGATATTACAGCACAAGTTTTTGCTGTTTCTGCACCCGCAATTAATGAAGCAAATGAATCACTTATTCAAAACCTTGATAATTTCTTAGATGATACACAGAAACAACTTGCTGGTGTCAGCGGAGCACTTGATGGAATGGTGAATAAGATTCCAGATATCTCTGGTAGTCTTACTGCAGCACTTGGATTTGAGAATATCAAAATCAATTTGTTTGGTTGTGAATTAGAACCTAACTGTCCCGTTGATGATTACTACACCATTCAAGGTGGTGGTGCAGGTCAACCAGACGCCAAGCAACCTAGTGATAAAGCAGTCGAGGACGCAGCAGCAGCACAGGATCCTGCTGAGGTTGCTGCACCTAAAGAAGATGTTGGATATATTCAACCAACTAGTGGTCAGCAAGATGTTAAACCTAGTGGATCTGATCCGATGGGTGCAGAACTTGACGCAGAACTCGAAAGATCTAGAGCGGGAGATAGATCCGGTCTCGATGATGCTATTGAGATTTCGTGATAAATACAAAATATGAAGACAAGATATAATCAATAATGTCGTTCAACCTCTTCGGTCCTGCTACTGTAAATGACATCAGAGTCGGATATATTTCGACCGATAGAGGGTACGTTGATGGTGTTAGTAGATATGAAGCAAATAAGTATGCTCAGTTAAATCCTGGCACTCAATTTATTTTAAAAAATAGAGATCTGATCAGATATCTTAATATTAACGAGGTAAATGCACTTACTCCTGAGGATCTCTTACCAAATAGAGTTCCTACAAACGGGTGTGATGATGAAAGTAGAAATACATTTGGATTAGATATTTACAATCCAGATGGTTCCATTAACACAGATGCTGTTGCAATTGTTACTCCCGGTGGCGGGTCAGGGACCGGAGGACTTGGTGATGGATCTCCCCGTGCTAATATTGGTTCTCCTAGAGTTTACATAAATGGTGGAGGTGGTGTAGGAGCAGCAGCAAATGCTGTGATTGGAAATGATGGATCACTCCTTGCTGTCGATGTTATAGATGGTGGTTATGGATATAGATTCCCACCTCAAGTTGATATTGTTGATCTTGAGGGATTGGGATCTGGTGCAGTTGCTATCGCAAGTCTTTGTCCACCCGATAGAGTAGGGACACTACAGACTTTTGAAAATGAAGAGGATTTTGAAGAGTATGATTTACAGACTGGTGCCCCTCCCGTAGTTTCTTTTGGAAGGAGACAAGGTGCTAATGGTGAGGACCTGGGTGAGTGGGATCCAACGCTTTATGCTTCTCTAAAAGTTGATCCAATCAAAAGAGAGATAATTGCATATCAAGCATTCTTGGATAGTATTCGTGATGGTTGGTGGAATACAAGAAAAGCAAAACCAGTTGAAATTATTGCTAGTGATAAAAAAGGTAGTGTAAAGTATGATGTTCAACACTGGGCATGGGGTGGTTCTAGAGAGGCAAGAAAAATCCCAGGCAAGAAAGAATACTTTAAAGAAGTAGAGTTTAAAGTCTACACTCAGGGTGGCAATCAAAGAGATAGAGATTTAATGTTCACCTTTGTTGAGAGAAATGGTGATCATAGATTTAAAATTAAAGCAGCGAGTTTTCAGGATGCCAAAGTTAGCAAAGTAAAAATAAAGGTAAAAGCAAACTCAGTTTATACGGTTAATGCTTCAGGAAGATATAAGGGAAAAGGTGTAGAGCAAGGTCTTATCGAATCTTTTGGTAGAAAACCAAAAGAACTTGACAAAAGATTTACTGATGGTAATAAAATCTTTGCAGATTTTATTAAGTCCGCAAACGATAATGATGATCTTCAAATTGAAGCAACTCAAGGCAAATTTAAGTCAAAGAAAATAAAAAGTGAAAGAAGGAGCAATTATGAATTAACTTATTCACTTGACGCTGGAAGACAATTCACAACAGAATTTGTCAATAAAATTGACGACTCATTTATGAATCGTTTTGCAATCTCTCCTGTCCCACCGTCTAACGTGCCCGGTAGTGATTTTGCAGGCATTCAATATTCATTCATTTACGAAGAGAACTTTCCTTACGATGGTGAGTATAAGTTCAAGGCGATGGCAGATAATATTGGTGAAGTATATATTGATAACGAACCAATATTCATGTTCAGAAGATTTAGAGGTAGACCAGATGTAGTCAAGAGGAATATCAAAGCAGGTGTTCATAAAATTAGATGTGATTTACTTAATGTTCCTGTATTTGAAAAAGTTCTACCACCCCCACAACCACCAGCTCCTGTTGGCACTAACATTACTTTTAAAATTACAACCGACGCTGGTTTTGCGAATGGTATTAGAATTCCAGCACTAAACATCGATGTGCAAAAAAAACGTAGAGGGAAGCAATTAAATGAATCTTTTAATCGCGATATCGAATACGGCATCGAGTATGATGTTATCACAACGAGTGGTGGTAGAGGCAATATAAGATTGAGAACTGCCGGAAGTAATGTACTCCAGATGGAGGAATCTACAGATAATGACTGGCAAGATTTAGTATGCTTTGCTAGCAGCGGTAGATTTATCAAAATTAATGGTAATAGATGCAAATTAATTTTTGATGCACCAGTCAGACCCACAGGTAAATCAACACAATCTACCGGCGAAAAACCAATAGAGGTTTTTAATACTCTTGACTACATTAGCAAAGCAGATAGGAAACTGTGGAGAATTAATTCAACTGCAGGAAAACAAGCTGGATTTCTTAATAGATTTGGTGTGTTACCATTTAATCCTGCTGCTGTTGAGAGGGAAGATGTTGAAATAACTAAAACGATTAAAGAAAAAACTGCAAGACCACAATCAAAACCAAAAGCATCAATCGTAAAAGAGGGTGAAAAACTTTTCCTTAAAGTTACTGGTGGTGGAAGAGTTAAAATCAAATTTAAATTAACGATAGATGATAATCCTAATGCTTCAGGTCTTGCACTTAATGAAGTACGTATTAATAGTGATGACAATCCAGTCCGTATTAGAAGAGGTAGAATAGGAGATAGTGGAAGATATAATCGTGGTCGATATAGAGAAAAGGATACAAAATTTGGTGAGGGGACTTTTACTGGTGGTAAAACCTATCCAATTAAGGTGATTGGTGGTAGTTCTACATCTGGGTTCAAATCTATTGATAAAACCACAGTCGGTTTTGATGATAATCTTAATAATGGGTATGATGAGAATGGATTACTTAGAATTGATAACGTAAGAATTATTGAAGAGGCAGAGACAAGATATGTGACTAGACAAAATGAGGTTACTAAAGTTGTAAAAAGATTTCCTCAGAAACCAAATGCCTCAACGGATGCATTTGCTGGAATTCATATCATTCGATGGGAGCATGTTGAATTCCCTGTTGACGGAAACTACAATATTGAGACTATGGTTGATGATAATGCGAAGATCTTTATCGGTAATCGTGATGGTAATGGAAAGAAAGCAATCGGTAATGGTCTGAGAAGTGTAGAAAAGGGTGGTGATGAGGTTATTATTGAGAAGAGAGGATTCACTCAGGGAGCAAGCACAGGTAAAAGTGTAGATACTCGATTCTTTAGAAAAGGTAAGTATAGAATTCGTGTAGAACTTGAACAGATTCCAGGTAAACCCTTAGCAAAAGGGAATCCTATGGCATTTGCCATGAGGATTAAAAGTCCTGGTTCTGGAGAAATAGAGGTTATCTCTGCACGTAGTTGGAATGATAATCCCATGGGTGTTGCGGTAAAAATTGATCCACCTCTTCCTCCAATCCCTCAAGAACCAATTCCTAGGTCACCGGGTAGATGTCCTAACAATCCCATTTGGTCCACTCGATTTCCTGATGGGCAAAAGAGTTGGTGGCCGGTGACTCATGCTGCTGCAAATGGCACTAAAACTTGGTCAAAGTTTATGAATCGTTTTGCGGTGTCTCCGATTCCCCCTCTTTCTACAAAAGGAAGTGCTCAGGGTGATATTGTATTTTCTAATTCATGGAATATTGAGGTTCCATACGATGGTTTCTATGGTATGAAGGGAACAGTTGATAATGGTGGTAGAATATTGGTTGATGGTAAAGTGATTCTCCAAGGTGGATACTTTACCGGTGCGAGATTTGCAGGTCCTAGAACTTTAGAAGGTTTCGGATCTGAAACGCCTCAAATTGTTAAGTTCCCTCTTACTCAGGGAAATCACACTATTACAGTTGAGGTTGAGAACGCAGCGCAAACTAAACAAAAGAAAATTAAGAAGACTATATTTAATACCGCAAACTGGGCGGTTTCATCCCCACCAAAACCACAAACCACTAAGGTTGATTTTAAAATATCAACTAGTGCAAGTTTTGGTAACGGAATCATCATTAGTGACCTTAACATTAATGAAAAGAAACGATATAAAGGTCCTCAACTAAATGTGGGTTTATCAAGAGATGTAGAGGTAGGAAGAATTTATGAAGTTGAAGTCATAAGTCCAGAGAGCAGAAAAGGTGTCAGGTTAAGATCAAAATCTAAAACTGGAGGATCCGTTCTTGAAACGGAGGAGCATGATGATAATGATTGGCAAGACTTAATATGCGGTGTTACTCAGGGTAGATTTTTTGACTTTAAAAATGGAGCAAATAAAGCAACATGTAAATTTGTAGTTGATTACACGGCTAAATTTACCGGTCTTACTTCAGGAACACAAAAGAATGGGGTTACTTACTCTGGACCAGAACTTGCTTCTTATCGTCGTGGGAGTCTTGGACCTTTCATAACTCCCAAGTTTTTGAGTGATCAACAATATCTTGCAGAATTTAATGGCACCACATGGACCATGAAGTGGACCGGTGTTAATTTCCCAATTAGTGGTAGATATAGAATCAGATCTGAGGCAGATGATATTTTAAGAGTAAAGATTGATGGTGAATTTGTTTCTGAGGTAAAAGTTACTGAGGGAGTTAGGGAGGCATTCTTTAATGCATCTGAGGGCAAGAGAACTGTCGAGATGGAACTCACTAATATTGATCTTCAGCAACCATTCCCAATAAATCCTACTGTTTTTAATGCAATAATTGATATTGATTCAAATATTACTGTCCCTGCTGAGAAATCATGGAGAGATAATCCTGTAGGAATCTCTGCTATTCTTATTCCACCACCATGTCCGCTTGAAACAAAGGGACTTGGAAAACTGTGTGATATCTTCCCACTTCAACCAGGAAATGGATACTCTCCACCACCAGGACCAGGATATCCTGCGGTGCTTGAGGTAATCAGATTAGAACCTGTCAATCCTGGTATCAATTATGGTCCTGATGATGCTATCTGTATTATAAAAGAAGATGGATCAAAAGTATGTTTCCAACCAAACTTAGGACCATTCGGTGCTAATTTACCGATTGATACTGCACCAACTCCTGTCACAGAATATCCAAACATCTTCCAATCATCACCAACAGGTGTAAACGCAAGATTTAGACCTGTGATTAGAGTGCGTAGAGATCCTCTTGATGTTGAACCTGAGGATATTCTACAGGTAACAGACCTGGTTGGTCTGAAGAGAACTGGTTATGTTGATGGTCGCGAATACTTTGGTGCTGTCTTCTATAAGGATGGTGTTCGTTTCGCAGGATATTATGAGACCCCTGGACAAC